GAATCACTAGCAACACTTTCTATTTCTACATCACGATAGATACCAGAATCAATACCTTGTTGTACGCTGTGCATTGATACCATTTTTTCTATAGCTACACCTAAAGCATCATCAACATTAGTAGCTAGGGGGTCTATTAAAAAGTTTTGAGGCATAATAGGGTCTACACGAACTATAACTCTATCTCTTTTTTCTACACCAACTGCTGTTAAGCCCATTTCAGGTTGTGGTTTACTAGTAGTTTTTAATTCTACTATTTCATCTAATATTAATTCAGCAATACCATTACCAAATATAGCAGAGTTTAATAAACATTCTGCAATAGAACTACGAGCTTTTGCAAAATGCATATCTTCCTCTAACTGATTTCTTATGATAGCTATATCCGCTGGGTTAGTATCTTGTAAGTCATCTTTAATATCAAAAAATTTACCACGACCAAAAGTAGCTTCTTCTATTTCTGCTACTGCTGACTCTACGGCTTGTTGTGTTGCAGGACTAATAATTCTTGACCTTTCAGATTCCCTCATAACATCTGATTTATCCCAAATACCACGCCAAATACGATAATATTCATCGTGTTTTTCTTGATAATTGCTTTCATAGTGGTCTCTCCACATTGTGCATTTATCCATAATCCAGTCTTTTAAAGACATTTTAGTATACATTTCATTATCATTATTCATATTTAATATCCCGCTATAGTGTCAAGTGCTTCAAAATTATCTTCTTCAAAATCATAATAGTATGTTATCTGTGCTAACTGGTCAATATAAGCTAACGAATCAACTAAGTCATCGTGTACTTGTGGGTTAGGAAATTGAAATAACTCATCTAAAAACTTTATATTCCATTCACCCTTGTTAATTGTTATTGTACCGTGTTCAAACCTACCTTGTAGTGCTGCAACAATCCTATCCACTTTACGTTTATTACCGTGTGTTAATTCTTGTATAGTAAAAAACATATTTCTTTGTCGCATCATATCAGTTAGGGGAGACATAATAGCTTGTTTACTTATACCTTTTTCTATGCCTACACTTAGTGGTTTATATTTTTCTACTACTTCAAATATTCTTTCAGCAGTTTCTTCAAAAGTCCAACGACCATATATAATATCGTCTACCCACCAACCTGATTCACTTACTTTAACACAAGCAATAGATGTACTATCTAGCTTAGTTTTCTTTTTCTTCTTAGCTGTAGCTTCTTCAAAACCCGCCATATCAATAGCTATATAATAACTACCTTCTTCTGGTTCTTCCGTACCTACTTGTATCCATTCTTCCTTAAATAAGTCAGAGCCTTGTGCTTCAAAGGAAGCCATAAACTCTTGTCTAAATGCAAAAGAGGACATACTTTTTTTAGCTTCATCTATTTCATTTGCATCCAATAATGGATTGTCATATGAAGTAAAATGCCAAGAGTTCCAAGTATCGTCATCTCTTTCAGCAAACTTATACAAGTCATAAAAATGGTTACGACCCATTGGTGTACCGATAAATAAAGCCCCGCCCTTTTGGTCAGCTAGTGCAGGTCTTAAAATTTGTTCCCACACTTCCGGCTTCATATCTGCGTACTCATCCATTACTAAGTACTTAAGAGATACACCCCTCATAGTTTCAGGTCTATCTGCACCTTTTAATGATATGGTAGCACCATTAATTAAAGTCACTTGTAAATTATTTATATGTGACCCTTTAATAACAGGATTACCAATATTAAGTAATACCTGCCACATAATATCTCTAGCTTGTCCTTGTGTTGGGGCAACATAAAAAACGTGACCCGCTTTAGCTTGTAAAGCATAATACAGTAATAAATAAACAGCTAGTAATGTTTTACCTGTACGTCTACCAGCAGCTACTACTTTAAATCTACATTTACTATTCCAAACTTTTTGTTGCCAGTCTAGTAACTTTATATTTAAGTCAGTACTCAAGCTTTGCCCTCGTAAAGACTTATTGCTTTAGCTGTAGCTACTAACCTATCTTTTATTTGTTTAGGGGTATCTTCATCTTCATATTCAGCATTACGTAAATATTCTTGTGCTGATAGTATATATTTACCCTTGTTAAATAAAGTTACTGCATTAGGGCTTCCACCTAAATCACCACGATAAGTAGCTTGTATTAACTCTGCTTGTAATGTTTCAGGTAGTTCATCATAACTAGGTATTAATTTTCTGGTTAAATCTTCGTGATGTTTAAAAGATTCCTTAAAACTTTTAGTTAACCATTTACCTGTTTGTCCTACACCTGTCGTTTTTATTCCTTTAGTACAAGTATAGATACCATCTACATAACCTTCTAGCTCAACTACCCTTTTTTCTTTATAACTTAATTTTCTTTTTTCTTTCTTTTCTATAGCGGCTATTGCTTGTTTACCGTGCAATACTTTAGCTTTTTTAGCTGTTACTTTTTTCTTAGTTACCATCGTGTTCACTAATCTCCACTACATCTTCAACATCTATTATATCATCATCAAATCCTTCTGAGTCTCCACTACCTATAATAGTTGTTTCTCCGCCTACACCTGTAATGGTAATATTAACAGCAGCTTTACCACCTAAATTTTTATCTTTATCAAAATACGATAAAGGCATAATACGGTCAATTAATAACTTCCAAGCAGCTGATTGTGATTTATGGTTATCATCTAAGGCTGCATTAAGTATAGAATCAATTACTTTACGGGATTTAGGGGATGCTAACAGTCTAGCTTTGTATTCTCTAATTGCATCTGCATCACCTTTAGGGCGACCAACTGCACCTCTATTACCCTTCTTTTTAGATTCTACTAAATCTTTTTTGGGTCTACCTCTTTTTTTAGTTACCATAGCTTTATCCATAATGGAGCTTTATTAGCAGTTATTTTTTAAACATTCTAGTTAATTGTTGAATACCAAAGGATGCAGCGAATACAACACCTACTGCAGTTTTGTAAAAGTCAGGCATAGACTCAAGGGCAGCGAATCCACGAGAGACAATGTCTTCGTGACCTGTAAAAGCTAGTATGAGGGGTATGGAAACGAGAATTGTTAACCATTCATCTTTCCAAGAGTTGTTACTAGCTTGAGCCATAGTTTGATTCCATTCCAGTTCTCCTTTAGCAACTTTGCTCATTATTTCCGCTTGTGCTTTAGTAGTAACTAGTTTGGCTTCTTGTTTTGCTTTACTAAGCTCTTGCTTACCCTCAAGCCATATTTTGCCTAAACTTAAAATTGGAGCTATTAAATTAAGCATTTATCTTTGTCCGTATCTTGAACCTGCACGATTAACACTTGTTTTTTTAGCAACCTTTTTCTTTTTAGTTGTTGAACTACTGGAAGGTCTACCACCCATTACAGTACCCATTCCTATTTTAGATTCATTTTTACCTAATGTACGGTTTGGAGTAGATGTTTTAGTTGTTTTTACTAAACTACTATTAATATCAGATTTTAAAGAATTTAACTTTGCTTTATCTTCTTTTAACTTATTTGTAAATACTCTTACTTTATTTGAGTCACCTTTAGATTGTTTTATTTTTTGTTGCGTATCTTTTATTTTATTTTCTAAAACTTTAACTCTTTGTTTTTTATTTGCTAATCCTATTTTACTAATAATATTAGGTTTTTTATTACCGTATACAGCCATTTTAATTCTCCTGTTTTTGTTTATCTATTAAGAAATCTAAGTATTGTCTAGCTTTTTTTAAATCTTCTAAACCATTTTTATATTTCCATCTAGATATGTATTTAATTACATTACCTTCACAGAAATCTAATTTATTGGTCATAATGTAGTCTATAGGTTCTATCCCATTGTGGGTATAGTGTTTGGGATTTTTAATATTATCATTATCTGTATTAGTATTAATAACTTCTTTTAAGTTTTTATGCATAGTTCTGCCCTTAATTATATAATAATAATAACATACGATAATTAATATATTAACATACAAGGGGTATATAACTACTAATAATATATATCTTGTTATATAATATAAGGTATTATATCATATTTTTAAGCAAAAGTCAATACTTATATCTCTAGAGGGATATATAGTTAATCTGAATTACGCATACTCTCTAATAAGAATACTTATTAGTAACTTTGCGTTATTCGAATACCACGCTACCTCTAATAAGAACAGTTATTAGTAACTACGTGTTATTCAGATTTCTGGGGTATTCAGGGGTTACACCTCACACTTCGTGTCTGGCTGTCCTTTTTCCGTTATTTTTTTAACCAGCCCCTACCCCTTAAAACCCAGTAATTTACTGGGGTATAGCCCTTTCGTTTCCTTTCGTTATTTTCGTTAATAAACAACGGGTGGGGAGTCCAGATATTCCCTCTTTTTTGTATCTGGGGTGGTACTATATATATTAGTGTCGCCCATACCCCCTCCCACCCCATCACGCACGGGTTCGCATTCATATTTATGCGGGAATTTCCCTCAAAATTTCTGAGGGGTGAGCATTAAGGGGAGT